CCAACAACAATCTCATTATTTTCCTGATCTTTAAAGTTTACATCCTCTAATAAAGAAAATGTTTTTCCCCCTCCTGTTTTAAAAATACTACCTGCTTTTAATATTGGAGCATAGTTGTAGTCTGGAGCACCAGATACGTTTGCAGGTATCAAAATAAAAAATGTAAGAGTTCCATAGGATGCTGTTGTTAGTTTTGGTTTATATCCAAGTTGCTGTGCTAACTTAAGTATGTTTTTTCTTTCAATTGCGGTTGTTATAAAAGATTCATTAACTTGATAATCCAAATAAAAAGATAACATATCTCCAATGTAAGACACAGTATCCAGCATTAAAGAACCAAACGAATTAGCAGAAAAATCTCTGTACTGATTTGGATAATATCTTTTAGTATAATTTAGCAAATCACTTTTTATTGATGTAAAATCTCGACTAGTATATTTTATCGATGGTTTTTTTTCTGCCATTTATTTTTTTCCTTTAAAGAGGTTTTGTTTCTATAACCCTTACAGAATCTCTTACGTTTGTTCCTTTAATTGCATAAGTAAGACTAACTGATAAGACATTTGACTGTCCCACTTGTAAGTCTACATTTGCATCTTTTATAACAGACAATGATATTATAGCAACTTGAGGCAAAAATAACCTCATTTGCTCATATATCCTTTGTGTTATTTCAGCTTCAGGAGAGTTTTCAAAAAGATAATTTCTCAATCCTACACCATACCTAGCAAGCATAATTCTTTCACCTGGGGCAGTTAACAAAAGCATTTTTATGTTTTGTCTATAATTGTCTTTTATGGTTTTTATTAATCCATAAAACTTATCCGTTTCATTATATGCAAGGGGCAATTGAGCATCAATACCAACAGACATTTTCGTTTCTCCTTAGATTAATTAGATTAAAAGTAGGTTTTAACACAATTATGTGTCATTAGGATCACCACAATTTAAACTATCATTAATCTTATCTTTTTCTTCGTCCTGTTTGCCAAGAAGTTTTTCTATATCGTCTATCGCGCCACTATCATCAAGCAATTTTGCAATAATTCCAAGAGGAGTAAGTGGTCCAGGGACAAACCACGGTGTTTTCCAAGTTGGATCGCTCATATTTGCCATCATTTTGATAAACATTTCTATTATAAGAGATAGTAAATCCATATTGACCGTTGGTATTTCTAATCCTAATAAATCTATTGCATTGTTCTTTTTATAAAATTCCTTATCTTCCCCTCTTTTTGAAACATCAATAAGAGGCATTAATCCTGCTTTTATTATTGCTAGTGTTCTAGAAAAACCAGCATCCAAAGTTGGATATCTTTTTTGTATTACTTCAGTAACCAAAACCGATACAAAAGATAATATACTTTCATATTGTAAATTTTCTGTTAATCTTGCAAAAGATATTGATTCAGAAATATAAGCATATAAATCACTTGGAAATGGAGTCGGACTATCGTATGGTGCTTCGTGATTTTCTAAACCTTCGGTTATGTTACCTGGGTTAAATTTTCCACCCTCTAGCACGCCTCTGCGGAGGTCACTCATCTTGTCCCCGTAAGAATACAATTTTAAAACAGTAGTTGAATTTAGCACTTCGATTATGGATTTAGAAACCGCATTATCAGAAGATACATCATCTGGATTATATTTATGTATAAAATAAACCAATGGTAATTTAAAAAACATTTTTCCTGGTGTTTTTGAACCCACTGGTGTCTCTTCTTTTAAGAAGTATTTTTTATCAAAAACTGCCTCTGCAAATCCTTCTTTGAAAGAAATTGCTTGATCTGAATTGGGATCTAAGTTTGAAATACCCGCTGCAAGCATAATTCGCTCATAGATTAATTCGGTCGGTGCGCCTTCTTCTATTGGAATCAATAAATTAAGAGTGGTATATCCATTAAACTTTTTATAAAATAAGTTTTTTTGTAAAATTTGATTCAATCTTATTTTTTGTTCAGTGGTGGCTTTATTTTTTGCTTGCTTGATAAAACCGTTTAGTTCCATTCTATACTCATCCATGCTATCTTTTCCATATATAGCATTAAAATCACCAACAGAAATTCTTCCTTGGGTATTTGCTACGATATCGTCTACCACAATTTTTCCAGTCATAAGTTGATTTTTAGTAAATTTACTATAACCACCAATTAAATATTTGAATAATCCTTCTTGAGATGAATTACCATGTGTATACGCATTGCCCCCTGCTGCTGCTCTCGATGCAAATTCAAATGCAGGTTGAGAGTATTTTTGCATTTCAAGTGCTGCATCAAGTGCAGCGCCAGCGGCGATGTCGTCCCCGAGGTACGCAGTCGTTAGTGCTGCCCCCTGGAGTGTTGTGGCAGCAGTAACTGCTGCCGCTGCTTCTGCTTGAGTCGGCAATAAACTATAAATTAAATTATAATCATCAATCATAGAGAATGGTTTAAGTTTTTTACCACCATCAAATCTTATATTTGAAAATTTATCTACATCCTCTTTATATATTGGAGATACTTCAAAACCTTGCTCTAAAAAGAATCCACCATTCTTTAATCGATCAGTGCTTGTATAATATCCACTTGGCACAGTAAAGTAATAATTTTCTCTATCTACTTTTACAACAGTTGGTGGGTCAACCACTTTCAATGCTTTATTTTTATTACCAGTATACTCATCTATTCTAAGAATGTTTGCCAACAGGGATTTTGTGACAAAATCGGTTTTAAAAATATAATTTGAATATTCAGTTTTCTTTACCTCATTATAAGTTTCGACTGCATTTGCTTCACCCTCGATAGCGGAAAGATCTTCAAGAAATTCACCATCGATTTCTCCCTCGAAAGCGTCTGTTAATTCATAACTGTCTTGAGCTAAAATTCTATCAGTAAATCCAATATTGTATATTCCTGCGTCATTAAGAATTGAATTCATGTGATCTTTTGCAAATGAAATAGTTGAAGTTATCAATTCATTAAAAATTTGATCTGAGGTGACACTACTGATATTTTTAATATTATTATTTGCCGCGTATTCAATGCGTAAATATTTCATAAAATCAGTGTCATCTGGAAACCCCTGTCTAAGACTAATTGTCTTATTTTCACCTTGTGCGCCAAAATACATTTGTTTTTTAATTTGAGATTTTAAATATTTCAAATAAAATGAATCAAGTGAATTATTTTGATTATTTCCCGCTAATAAAGCATTAAAACCGTATGCACCAAATACAAATATACCCTTTAATATCTCATTTAATGTTAGAACTCTCAAATATAATTTTATAAAAGAAGAAATTTTCGCTATTTCAGGTGGAGATGGGGTAACGTCCATACCAAATAAACATTGAATGTTGTCTGACGTTTGTTCTACACTATTGAATATATCCTGTGTGTATAAAAGACTTTTGGCACAAGCATTTTTTCTACTTAATTTTAAATTATTAAAATTACTTCTCTTGAACAATCCTTGTGTAGAAATAAATTCTGCATGTTCTTTTATTATCTGTGATGTTATTTCTGTAAAAAATGAAATAGAATTAGAATCATTTACAAAGAATTGTTTTAATGCATAGTCATATTGTGTTTCACTAGAACCAGCAAATAAATTATCTGTTATTTTTTTATAGTCTTGATTTGCTTTTAGTGGAGTAAAATATTCTACATTATTATTGTCGTTTCCAACTCTTAATCTCACTGTTCGTGGTGGAATTATATCTGTCCGCTCACTAATTTGATTTTGATATAAATTTTCAGAAAAATTAAATGATAATGAGATTTTATCATTTTTGATATAATTGGTTGTTAAAGAAATAACCTTGCCATCTTCCTGTCCGTCTGGTACTTCTATGTTGAATTTAGTTCCAAATCCTTCCAAATATTGTTTCGCGGATCTTGCAACAACACCAGTTTGTTTTGACTGTTTCTCTAGTTTTTCCTGAATCTCTGCTATTTTTGGGATTGGAAAATCACCAACCCCTGGAGGCTTAAATGTTGCCAACATTGCATCTACAGTATTGAGACTTGTACCAAATAAGGCGTCAAGTTTAGACCCAGGGTTTTTCAAAGCATCGATATTGGTTATATTATTCGTAAGAATTATTTTAAAGTTTAATATATCTGTTTCAAAAACATCTGTTATAACCCCATAAGAAGATTTTAACTGCTTATCTTGCATATATTTCGCGCTTGGGTGCATTGAACTTGCAAATATTGGTTTTTGTTCTTTTAATTCCGCTTCTGGACCACAAAAAACAGGTGGAAAATTATTGGACAAGTCAGTCAAATCTTTAATATTTTCTAAAAGATTTTCTATCGCCTTATCTTCTTTTCTCAATATTTCACTTACAATTGCACGATCTGCCTTAGTTAACAATTCGCCAACTAAAGCTTCATTCGAAATTGGTTCACATAATTGAGAAATTATTTTTTTTGTATTTTCAATTCCTTGTACCGCTAGAACACATTTTTCTTTATCTATAAAAGGAGATAAAAGTGCAAAAACAGTTATCAAGTTGCCTTTTGAACCGATTGATTTTTTTAATTTTTCATATTTTGATAAACCCAATAAACCAGACCAAATCTTATCCATTATTGAATTATTGATTAATCCACTTGCATCCTCACTAAATAAAGAACAAGTTTCAGATACAGTTAAAACTTCTGACAATTCAGATATAAACTCACTAATTTCTTCTGGTGGTCTATCAACATAACTTCCAATATCATTTACGACATCTGGGTCGGTAATTGTGTCATTAAGAAAATTTGGAGTAAACGGAAAAACGGGTGTCACATCTTTTGGAAAATCCACATTTGGTGGTTTGGCACTTAAATTTGCAAAATCTGACTTGCTTGACCCTTCACATAATTTAGCAATCTCTTTCAAAATAGAAGATATCATCTTAACAATATATTCTTTAACAAAATCCATTAATGTTTCTTTTAGTTGTTCTGACCAATCACCAGTTAAATTAACACCTTTATATTTTTCAAGTGCATCTTCAACTGATTTTCCAACTGATTCGAATGGATTTGATAATTTTGGCGCACCTTTAAGCAACTCTTCTGTTTTGTCAACAATCTCGTCTAATTCTTTTTGATATTCATTTATTCCAGAAGTTACTTGAGAAAGATAACTAGTTGCTTGATTAAATGCCTCTTCTGCTGTTTTTTGTGCATCATCAAGAACATTATTGAACTGCTGAGTGGCATCTTTTATTATTTTATTTGCTTCATTTAATGCACTATCAATAGCATCGTCTATAGCATCTTCAGCGAGATCTGTAGCTTTACCAATAAAAGAATTTATTTCGTTACTGCTCAGAAAATCAGTTAAATTCAATTCATTTAAGTCTAAACCAAATCCGTCTAGTCCACCTAAGTCTCCTAAATTTAAACCACTAAATTTAGCAAAACTGCCCAAACTCATATTTGATAAATCGCCCAGAGAACCTAAACTTAGTCCTCCTAAACTTGATAAACTACCTAAATCAAAATCCCCTAAACCTAAAGAATCTAAATCAATTCCACCCAAACCCAAAGAAGACAAATCAGTGACTGCCACCGAAGACAGATCTACTCCTTTGATTTTTCCAAGACTTTTATTTATCGTTTCATTAATGCTTACTTTATATTTTCCTGCGTATTTTTCAATTAATTTATAACCTTTGTCTGCTAATTGCTCAACATCAGATTCTGATTTAACACGATCTTCTGTACCTTCAATAAAATTTTCTGCTGCTTCATATATTTGAATTACCATTTGACCGGCAGCAGGTAAAGAGGAAAATATAGCAATCGAAATCAAATCCTTATTTATATTATTTTTTGCAAACAAACTTAAAAATACATTTTTTAAAGTTTCTAGATTTTTTGAAGTGTCGCCAGGACTAGTACCACTAGAAAGAGAAACACCAGAAAGATTAATTTCTTTAGCAATTATTCTTTGCAAAACTATACTTTCTGGTAGTTTTGAACTACTGAGATATGACATTATTTTGCCGATCTCTTCTTTTCTAATATTTTTTATAATGATATCTCTAACTTTATCAATTGGATCGTCTAGATATTTTTTAACACAAGACATGGCAATTGAAACAATTTCAGACAATGGGACTACATTTAGAACTTCATTGTATACATCGTTAGTCGTTTTGATCTGATCTGCATTTTTAATTATATTCAAAAATGCAGCATCCGTTGTCTGAATAAAAGAACCATCAACTAACGAAAAGATCTTTTCCTTTAAATCTTTCGGAATTATACTTTCATTTTCTACATCTTCTGTTTTTTTATAATTTACCTCACCTTTATTATATACTTTTTTTCTTATACTTCTTTGTGGTGTGTTTTTTAATTGTGACTCTTTTGTATAATCCACCAAGTAAGATTTAACAAAAATGTCAACTGACATATTCTCACCATGTTTACGATAATCCTTTGCTATAGAATCTATGTTATACAATATATTTCTAAAATTATTTGAACAAACCTCATTAAAATACGTTGCAGACGGGGTTTTCCAAGGAGCATCAGGATTCAATTGTGCTTTTTTTTCTGGTGTATTTGTGACAAATGATTCTGCAGAATTTTGTGCTTCAAGTTTACTTGATAAATTAGTTGGTTTGTATCTCTTAACTGAGGCACCTCTTTCATTAAGATAATAAATTCCAGTGTTTTTACCGGTACTTGGATTAAAAGTTGTGAAAGAATAATCAATGTATCCATTTTTAGCAACAAAATCATTTTGTAATTCATATCCAAGACAATTTTTTGCTAGAAAATAATAATAATCTCTAACTTCAGTTATGTGACTGTCTAAGTCAACTATATATTTGTCTTTTGGCTCTAGTTTTTTATTTTTTTCTGATATTATCTTCAGCAACTTCATTGTTGACTGAAAATGATCAAGATAATCGTCCCCATTTTCAAGTTTTGGATATTTTTTAGAACCAACGTGATCATATAAATTAAAAGATTTTATTTTAAATCTAGAGTTTGAAGAATTTAATCCAACTGTCGAAGCAGAACCTTGAATCAATCCTTTGAGAAGTTTTTCTGTTTCAACATCTACCGCAACAATTGTTTGAAAGTAAACCAAAGAACCGGATTCTTTTTTACCTGTAGGTATTGCAAAATCAGTAATTGATATATTAGCAAATAAAGATTCTTTTATTTTTCTAAGGTTAGTATCTTTTCCACCTCTTAAAATTTGACCACCAACATTATTTGGTAATGATTTACAGTATTCCAATAAAGCATGTTGCTTTATACTTGAAACAAAGGCAGTATTTTTAAACAATTCAAAAGATAATTTACCATCAAGAACATTCGCTTTCTCCATAAACAGACGTTGTGGACCTTTCACAACTACGTGGTGATATTCTTTTATGGCATGAGGTAGCGTAGGGGCATATGTAAATTTTTTTAAATATGGTTTTTTTACTAGTAAATTAAATTGTGTCCCCGGTGGTGGACTAACGATAAAACTCGCATTTATAAAAGTATTGTCAAGAAGTTCGGTAATGTCAGGTGGTGTATTTTTTGGTATTTTAGAAGTATCTGATACTACAGAATTTAGTGCATTGGAAAACTTAGAAATATTGCCTATTGGAACATCTGTTGGTTTTATTTCTGCTTCTTTAAAAGTTGTAACAAGTAAACGCTTATAAGAATCAGAAATTTCTGGTGTCAAACCAGAGGATATTTTATTGTAAATTCCAGAACTTATTATTTCTGATATTTCTTTTAATGTTGTTATCTGCTGGATCTGCGTATTCGTTTCCCAATTAACTGTAAAAGGATTCACAGATGGTTTTGCTTCTATCATACTCATATTTTTGTCTACTCCAAAAAATTAATTAGAAAAAATACTCTTGCTACCCGCTTGGTTTGTGCCAAATATTTCAGTTGAATTTACTTGTGTTATTGTAGATTTAAGTTTATTCATTACATTATCTTGCTTAGAAATCATTTCTTGTGCTGAACATTTCATTCCCGCTGCCATTAATGAAAAACTGGGTAAAGTTTGACCAGCATTTATTGCAAGAGGATTGAATGCGCCAAGTAATCCAACCAATTGACTAAAAGAATCTGGATGTTGATGATTCATAACCTGTTGATTAAACTCAAATTGTGAAGTCATAAAAAAATCTAAAGTAGAATTTAACTCATCTAATCTTTTATAAATCTTCTCTATCGATTTGTTGTTTGCACTAGCCTTAGTTGATGGTTGCATACCACTATCTCTATTTCCTGCTATCAATTCTATTCTTGGAACTGATCTAACTCCACCGCCTAAAGAATTTTGATCATCAACTCTGCTTATTAATTTTATGCCCTCTCTACCAACTATTCGAATAACATCTGCCTTAGCAACAATTGCGGACCTAGCAGTTGAAGAACCGCCTTTTCCAGAAGTTAAATTAAAGTTAACATCTGCATCTGTTTTTTGTTCTATATAAATCATTGCCGCATCTCTATATAAATTAGGATCAGCATAAAACAGTTTTTGCTTTTCTCTCTGTGGAGATATTTCAGAAGAAAGGGGTCTTGCGGACATTGGTCCAGCAACTATGCTAATTGATCCAGCGCCAGTTTCTCCACCTCGTCCTGAGTTTCTTTCTCCTGGTCTATCATACCCTTGTTTTATATAAGTATTTCTTGGACCCTGAATTAAACTTTCTCCGGGTGTTTTATTATATCGTACCTTAACCTCATCTAGTTGTTCACCATTTATTCCTAAATTCAAATAACTATTTTTACTTGTATTGAGGATTGCTTTTGATTTATTAGATAAGTTTTTGGTATCAAATGCTTTTTTAAGACCCATGTGTTCTCCTATTATTTATTACCACCAACTACCGTAAAGTTCCACACCCCTTTTATCTTTATTAACCGCACTTGGTTTTGCTTTTTTAAATTTATTCTTTTGCCAGTTCGCCTCAAAGGTTGCATAGTCATCTGCTTTGTCTCTGCCTATTTGCAGATATTTTTCTTCTTTTGCAATTCGATTTACTACATCATAAGAGGTTGTATGTTTATTATTTGTTGCTAAATGTTCAAAATGCCACCATTCTGCACCAGGGAAACCCTTTAATGGCAATCCTTGAGAAATAGATCCTTCAGATAATCCATATTCCGCTGCTTTTGCTTTTGGAAAATCAAAAAACGGTGCCGACTTACCTTTATTATCTTTTGCTCCGATAGGTGTAAAACCATGCTTAAACATTATTGCTGTCAAATCTACAAAAGGTCCAGTTGTTGGTCTGAAAAATAATTTGCCTTTTTTATCTTCAGGATTTTTTCTTATATATGCAGCATTGATTGTTATGTGCGGAACTTGATTTCCCGGCATCGAATCCCCGACATACCACTCATCTTTTTTTGATGAGATGACCTTTTTATTTGCTATAAGGTTATCTATTCCAGAAAATCCTATACTTCTTGCATATATTCTCCAATATAATCTATTTTTATAAACAAAATCAGGTGTACAAACATATACATCCTGATCTGGATCAGTTAATGACGCAGCTGGAGCAAGATCTATCGCTAATCCCAACCAGTGATTGCCTGGAGGGGAATCTTTATTCGCTTTTAGTGGTCTTCTAGTGCTATCAAAATAGAATACACAACCTAAAGATCTCAATTCTCTGCCAACAGCATTTGCATATCTAGCAACGTCCTTTCTCATGTATTCTTGACTAACATTAACAACACTATTAAGGGGTGTATTCGGTCCTATTTTATTATTAGGATTGATTACGGGAGTGCTATATGCAGGAAAATGACTTCCTTCGCCGCCTTCAGGAAAATACATTTTATTATTACGTTCATTAAATATTTCTTTCGTAATCCCGTTTGCTTTATTCCATTTCCTCGAACCGTACTCACTGGTGTTGTGTGCAGCGAAAGAGGCAGGACCATATCCTGTTCCTCCGACCGACCCTGCTGAACCTACCGCTACAATTTCTCTTATGACTATATCAGACCCTATGTAATCACTTGATGTTAATGGTATAATACCGCCAATCGCTGAAGCATATGCTCCTGGTTCTCCTGGTGTACTGCCGAGCGGAACAGGAGAACCAGGAGGACCACTGACACCTGGAGCACCATATGAACCGCATGGACCAGGAGCAGCAGCGGGTGCAGGTTGTGCAACATTTGGAGTTGCATTTGCAACTTCTTGTGCTGACGGTTCCGCAGGAGTCGCTGATGGTTGCGGAGCGCCAACTGATGCTGCGCCTCCTGGGGTTGTTCCTGTACCAGTACCTTCTAATTGCTCTTTTAATTTAGTTAGAAATGGTTTAAAAACTTGTCCGATTTGAAGATAAGCTTGGTCTCCTTCTTCTTTGCCTTCTAATGGAGTTCCACCAAAAAATTCCTTTCCTTGTGGATCAACCGTATAATAATCACTGATAAGAGAATCATAATGCTTCTTAACTGTTAAATATTTCATAAGCGGCGCAATTTCAGCAGGTACATCTTCAGGACCACTATAAAATGCGGCAGCTGCCTTATAAATTAAGATTGGATTTTGTCTAACATAATTCTCAGGCAAAGCACCCGTTGGCGAAGGATCATTCAATAATTTAAATAATTCCTCATCACGATTTGTATTTTCTGGCGCTGGCGCAGGTGTGGGTTCAGGTGTGGGTTCAGGTGCCGCTCCACCAGCAGGGGGCGTAGGTGCTGGTGTCCC